CTCGAACCCCACCTTTGGTAGCGTTATGTCCAGCTTCCATGGTCTCGCCAGTGCTGCCTCAAACTGCACACGTGGCAGTGCTACATCAAGCCTCCAGCCTGAGCCGAACGTGCCCTCAAAGTCTAGGCCGCTTGGCACAGTGATGTCCAACGTCCACCCTAATGTCAGGTTTACGTTGGTCACCGCCGGGGCTAGAGTTACACTTCCTATTGGAGCAATGCCGTCTGCCATACTGGCTCCTTAGCTTGCAGGCACAGTCAGTCGGAAGGTGCTGAATACTTCTACCAGATCTTTGGTCAGACTGGTTGAGGTGACTATCATATCCTGACTTGTGGAGACAAGCCCATCCATGCGTACATCAGTGGTGGTCGTACCGTTGGGAGAGCTACCACCTGCTACGAACCGGAACCAGCCTGCGTTGCCGCTGACCAGAACAGTACCCATCCAAGTCTCCAAGTCTTTGGAGATCTCCCCAGTAACTGGTGGATAGGTTAAGTTGAGTCCGTTGGCGGGGGCCACCCCACCTGCGAAGTTAGTAACGCTGGTTGTCATGGTAGTGCCAGATGCGGCCAAGGTCAGACCGTTGCACTCGTCAGCCAGATCGTACGGGCCGTAGAGTGTGACGACGGAGGCTCCATCAGAGACGGCGGTGATGCCCATCTTGTTGGAGTAGGCGTTGATCGCAGCAGCCACAAGATCTGTGGTAGTGGCGAGGTCACCGCTGAAGTCCACGGCTGCACCGAGCAGGTTCTCACTGGAACCACCAACGGTCACGGTGTCGACGCTACCGCTAGCACCTCCGAGGGTCAGGGTTGCCGACGCCCGGACGGGGGCGGTGTACGCCAGTCCGTTCTCTGTGAACGCTAGCAGTACTGTAGCAGCGTCAGCTCCAGTGTCCGCACTGGTGGGCTGGGCACCAGAGTATATGTAGAGCTTGCCATTAGCGAGTGCCTTAGCAAGGTCATTAACCCCAGCAAGGGCGTTCCGTAAGCCAGTGGAATAACGAATCATGGTGTCCTCCTTAGTTCAACCTACGCCGAACCGGGGTTATAGATGTTGAATCTTGATTATAGTTTGAGCCGAGGGTGTTGAGCGCAACGACGATCTGCGCCATGCCCTCTGTTTCCCGCAACATTATAGCCCCACGTTGGCCGGGAGCATAGGAGTATTTCGTCTCTGATAAATTGATCAGCTGTCCGGTGTCGGTACCAAGGCACACACCATTGGGAGATGCCCACACTGCAACCTTGTTTCCGGGTACCTCTGTGCGTAGCTTACTGGAGTCTACCACCATGCTTGCGCCGAGGATGGCACCGTAGTTCCTGTGCTCAGTGTACTCAAAGTCAGTGGCATCCGCTCCCTTCAAGAAGACCAGCTTCTCAGAGGTAGATGCCCACACGCCTGTATCAACCGACGCCACCATGGTAGGGATACCACCCATGGGTACGCGACAGTTATCTTCTTCCATGAAGTCTATGTCGTAGGGGTCTGAGTAGTAGATAACACCATCTGCGTTGCCTGAAAGAACGCGACCGTTGTGGAAGGCAAGGCACACCCCGGAGCGCGTCGGGATGCGCCCTACCTTTCCAGAGGTGGCAGGCGGAGAGGAGGCAACCCCAGCGACAAGCACCCCTTTGTCGGTGCCGTTGGAGTAGATGATAACATCGTTAACCTCCACGAACACAACTGGATCATTCGTGCTCAGCACGGCAACTAATGTCTGGGAGTAATCAGTGTGTAGCTCGTACAGTCCAAAGCTGTTCACGAAGTATGCACGCTCACCATTCTCCGTAGCCCACAGGCTATGACCAACTATTGGATTTACAACGGCACGACCGGGCCGGCGCATAACTGCCATCCGGTCGCTAATGTCAACATTCGATCCCTCAACCATCTCCGTGTACGGGGCAAAGCGATCACGTCTTTCTCCTACCTCAGCAGGATCTATGACATTGATGACGCCCCCGAACTTGTACCGTTGCTTTGGCATTAGCGCACCACGTAGGTTGGGTTTCCGTTGACGGTAGTCTTCTCCGATTGGCGGCGACGTATCGCCTTCTTGCCATCGGATACATATGCTTTGAATGCTTCAAGGTGGTCTTTGGCACCCATAGCATCGCCCTTCTCAGCGTCATGATCTGAGTACGCCTTGTACGCTGCCCACTCTATGCAAGCACGGTGGAAGCGGAAAGGAATCTCTGGCTCGGCGTTCAGGCCTTTGCCGTCTACATCATTGCTGTCAAGGGAAAATTTCGAGTAACGCCACACACGCATGGTGAGCGTCTCAACTGTAGTAGGAGTTGGGTACAAGGTAAGCACCCCGGTCTCCTCATCCGCCTGCCAGTAGTAGGCAACGTCAGCTTGGTTAGGGTTGAAGAACACGGCGTTGCTGGTGGGGTAGCCGACTGTCTTCATGTACTCTTGATATTTCCCGAGGCGGGTGTTACCCCGCCACAGGTCTTTAACCTCGATGATGCGCTCAGAGATGTCGTACACAGCTTGTCCGATCACAGTGGTCAAGGAGAAGGAAGACACATCGGTAAAGAACCCTGTATCCTCACAAAACTTGTCCTGACCCTCAGCCATCCACCCTAAAAGCTCACCTGTTGTCCATTTTGGACGGCCAGAGGTATCGTCGATCTTTCCTCTAAGCTCGTCGAGCATTTCACGACGCGTCATCGATTATCCCCTAAAGGGCTTGGAGCACCCGGAAAGGCACAGTGGTGTACTTCTGGCGTTTAGTTGAGACGCCCCCCTGTGGGTTGTTTGTCTGCACGATACGCTCGGCCACGGCATGGTTCAGTACTTCAAGCACTGATTGAGGAACCTTTACAGGTACCCCACGTTGTATCTTGTAGACCTTACCGTTCACACCAACGACCTCGAAGTTGGGCCGGCCTTCGACCTCATCAATCTCGATCAGATACTTCTTCTCCCCACTGGTGGCAGCTGTGGTCATGTCAACTGCTGTGTCGACATCTACCACTGGGGCGGGCATAGGCTCGCCCTTCTCGCTAGCCAGTAATGCGGGGGATACATCAACCTGCGCTTCTTCGCCAAAGATATCACTCATCGTACTCTGCCTCCTTAAATGCTCGACCGAACTGCTGGTCAGCGCTTGCCTTATCTGTCAACGCTGGCAGTAGCTTATCGATCTTCGCTGTTAATTCCTCTGCATCCTTGCAGACGATTATCTTCTGGTTGTCCTCACGGATTATCGTTGCTTGCTCTTCCTCGCCCTCGAACGGTACCCGTACGGTCAAGACATAACCATTCGACGCTCTTCCGATTGACATTATCTCTTCAACGTACGGCATGGCGAACTCCTTGAAAGTAGGGGGCAGGTAAACAGCCTGCCCCCTATTCGGTTAACGGTATGCGATGAACGTGACTTCTACGCCGTCAGCATTCAGGGCTGCACCTGCGATGATCGAAAAGCCTTGCGCTGTGTCGCCGTCTGCATCGCCATAAGCGATAACATCACCAGCACAGGAAGCTGCGACATCAGCAACTGTTTCCAGTTGAGCACCGCCGACCACGTAGTAACCGCTGTCAGCTGCGGTTGGGTTAATGAGTCTGACGGCGCTGGGGATAAACCCAACTGCAACATCTACTTCAGTTGCGGCACCAGTGAAGGTTCCTACTTTGACATCATTCATAACTTATCTCCTTCAGAGAGTATGGTGGGGGAGGTCACCCTCCCCCGATAATTTTAGAGGTCAGTTACGGCAACCTCGGCGCGAGCCATCCACACCTGATTGAGGATACAAGCCGCGAACCATGTCTTCCAACCGACATAACCGCGCTGGCCGAGAGGGTCGCCTTCACGAGGCACGCCGGGGTTCAGAACCATAGGCATGATCGCGTTCTTACCCTTGAGCGGGGTAACGGCGAAGCAGTCAGCGGCAACGTAGATGATTGGGTAGACGTCGCAGGCAACGGCAGCGTTGGTGGTGCCGATCATTGAAGCAGCGGCAGCACCAGCATCAGCCCACGCCTCGAAGACGGTGGAGGTCAGGTAACGACAGGACTCAACCGCACCAATCTCACTCTCATGAGAAGGCATCGTACCGTAGTCCTTGACGTCGATGAAGCCGGCCATTGCCCGGACATCATTCTCTGCGTCAGGATGAACGAAGCCGATGAAGCCTTTGGCGACGTTCTCGGTATTGAACTTAACCGAAGAGTCCATCTTCTTCGTGATCATCTTGGCATTCTGGCGCTTAAAGCCACGGATGACTTTGCGCTGGAGTGTCAGGTCAATCGGTGTAGCTACCTCAACCCGGGAGGTACCATCAGAGTAGTACACGTTGGTACCGGCCTTGAGGATGTTGAAGAGAAGAACCTCTACGGTCTCAGCGGCCTGCTCACCGGTGACGCCCTGTGCTTCCTTGAAGACTTGGTCTTCGTGGGTGTCAACGATCTTGTCGCTGATTGGAATGTAATCGCCGTACTGTTGCAGAGTGGTCTGCACGTCCGTGGCGGTCATGGTGTTGCCAGAAGGTGTGACACCCTCAGTCAACGGAGTAGTTGCAACATCGAGCGCCTCGTAGCGACGGAACTTGATGGTGTCAGACTTGTTGGCAGGGATGGGGCGTACCTGACCAAAAGGCTGGAGGATCAAATGAGGGATCGCGCGGCGGAGCATCTCAGCAGCGGCGAAGGCGGCGGTACGTGGTGAAATGTCACCATAGGTCAAGACATCATTCATCGGAGTATCTCCTTATAGGGATGCAGCCTTATCAAAGGCTCCATCGAAGTCATCGGGGTCATCGTCCACAGAAACCCCCGTCCGTTGTGTCCGGACACCCTCCATGTTAGACAGCCGGCGCTGCTTGTCAGTCGTGTTCTCAGGGGCGGGATCCGGATCCGCTTCAGGCTGTAGACCTTTGCCTGTAGCTCCTTTGAACTGAGTGACTAGCTGTACCACCTGTTTAACTGTCCCGCGATCAAGGACATTGTTCATCCCTGCTTGCAGGTAGTCGGGTTGGGTTTCAATCCAAGTTTCGATTTCAGGAAGAAGCTCTACCGCATCCGCATGAGATTTAGTTATAGCCGCAAGGTACTTCTCCTGCGCTGTCTCACCAGACTGCTTTGCGATTGGGACAATCTGCTCCTTAACCGGAGCGATCTTTCCGTCCATCATCTGCTCTAACCGTTTCTCCAACTGCTGGAGTTTGATAGTCAGCGCACGGTTGATGGTAGGCCAATCTTCTTCTACCTCGTTCACTGCCTCTTGGTCTTCCTCAGAGAGGCCTTCCGGTTCGGCAGGTGTAGCTGGAGTTTCTGGGGGCGTCTGTTTTGTGAGCTGTGCCTCAAGCTCTGCGATCCTGTTTGTTAACGCCTCATCGGCGGCAACAGGGGCAGGCGTCTCGGGAACCTCAGGAGTCTCTGGTGTCTCTGGTGTTTCAGGAGTCTCAGGAGTTTCGCTGGACGGCGGAGGAGTCTCATCACCTACAGCAGATTCATTGCTAGCTTCGGCAGACCCAGATGGCGTCTCGTCGCCAGATGCCATATCAAACGCGGCATCATAATCGGATTCCTCAATAGGATTGATGTCTTCATTATCAGTTTTCATTTCGTCTTTTTTAGTCATCACGCGCTCCTAAATGTATCAAGTGTAATGGATGTTACTACAGCAAGTCAAGATCCTTCAGTAAACTCTTTGCCTCTGAAGCCTGTCCTCGCTTCATCTCACCGCCTTGTGAGACTAGCGCATCCTTATATCGTTCCAATCTCAGGTGGACTAACTCCCCCACCAACTGCATTGTTTCCTGCCCTTTGCGGTCGGCGAGGGTGTTAAGAATATCGCGCTCTCTATCCCTGTCCTGTGCCATCTGTGCCTCCAGTTGCTTTCTCATCCGCGATCAGGGTTCCCAGCATCTCCTTGAGTGTTGCGAGCTGCTGTGCCTCGTCCGCCCTCACGCCATCTTTATCCATCTTATCAATCTTTGCCATTATCTCAATGATGGTAGGCTCGATCAACGCCATCTTCTCTTGGGTCTCGACGCCTACCTTCTGTGTCTCAGCAGCTATCTTCTGAGTCTCGGCACCAGTCTTCTGCGTGGTAGCCTGATCCTTACCGATGCTGGTCTGAGTCTTCTGGTTCTCCAGCTCTTGTGCCTGAGCACGGGATTGACGGAGCTGACCTAATGCAGCTTCTGCTTCATCCGCATCCATGATGAGATCCATGTCCAGATCACGCGCACGCCATCTTTCGATGAGTGCCTCACGTACCTTGACTATAGCACGCTCATCCTCGGTCATAGACGCCATCTCTTGTGCCAGTGCAGCACCACGGACTTCCTTGGCCATCAGTGAGATGTTGCCTTTAGGACGTACATCGAAGTCGCCGGCTGTGTCCTCGGTGAAGTCGAACTCTTGATTCCATGTGAGGAAGGAGTTGACGATGCTGGCAGTGAACCGGTCGAAGGCGCGTACGTTGTCCTTCGGTAGCAGGTTGCCGCCGCCCTGTAGCATGGACATGTTCTTGCTGGTACGGAACGCCTCGCCTAGCCCCTCTGTCTGACCAGTCATCCACCCGGGTAGATTTGACTCAGCATCGAATTGCTGACGTGCGTCTCGGATGATCCCCGAGATCTCAGGGATGTGGCTGTCGGTCTGCACTGCACGGACAGCAGGATGTTGCAGGTCTGCGCCTTCACCCTCACGCTCCAGTACTTGGAAGGAGTGGATCGAGCGGTAGTCTTGGTTTCGTCTTAGTACATCTACAGCCACCTCGAAGATAGGGCCGGCGGTTGCGGCCATGTTGTCGTATAGTGCGCGGGTTGATGAACAAAGCGCCATCTGTGTATCACGCAGTTCCTCTGGCATACCGGAGCCGGTCAGACCTGAGTCCTCGTCCTCGGTGTAGATGAAGGCATGATAAGCGTCAGACACTCTCTCACCGAACGGTGCGAACTCAGCTTTGATTAGCAGGTTGTCGATCATCCAGAAGTCAACAAGGATGTCCTTGTCCATGTTCTCTTCCTTGACCTCCAGCCCCAGAGCTTCCAAGTCATGCGCGGAGCGATAGCCGAACCAGCGGAAGACTTCATACTTACGATCATCACCGGTTGTCGAGGACTCATCACGATGGTAGTTCATACTAGCAAGGCCATGCTCGAAGCCGCGCTTGACGTAGTTACCGGTCTGGTTGTCCTTCAGGAACTGAGAGATGTTCTCCTTGATGAAGTTCGGGCGCTTGCTCAGCAT